GAACGAACTTAGAAACAGCTCGTCCTAATAAATCATCATAATAAACTTTTTTAAAAGTCGAACCACTTAGTGGTAGATGAAATAACATTTGATCAAATTCAGGTTCGTATTCCTTCATCTGATCCATGAGTTGATAATTCATGAAATCTTTTACTCTTTGTGATTGAGCTTCTTTAGCAGGATTGGATACTCCAATAACTTGAGTTCTAACGGGTCCATCTGCAGGGAGTAATTCTTTATAAGCAAGTGCTTGAAACTGTGTAACAGCTTCTGCTAAAACGGGGTGGGTAGCACCACTTGCTCCTTGGAAAGGTTCATTACGATTATCGTATTTAAACCCTAAAAGATCTAAACCATTAACGTAAGATTGTTCCCAATCTTTTCTAGACATTTTATAATCTGTATAATTTTGTCTAAGTTGTATTCCAACGGGATCTAAAACTGTTTCTGGTAAAATATCGGCTAGATTATCAAAGTGCGTGTTTGATTGTGCACGGTTCACGGCTCGTGGTTCAAAATTAACTGTAGCACCACCTTCTTCGTCAGGTGTTACTTCTACAGGTTGTCTTGGTTGTTCCTCCGTAATGTCAACATCGGTTGGTGCCTGTGCGCCAGGTACTTTTATCTCGTGTCGAACGTTCGGGAGCGATTTATCTATATCTGCCATTTATACTCCTAGTAATCTTTATCATTAATGTATAAGGAACGCAACCCTTGAGACATGGGTCCTCCAGTTGGTGCTATTGCATTTGGTTTACGTATTCCTACCATACCGCCGCCTGCATAAGGCACCCATGGTTTATATTCTGGTGGAGGAGAAAAGTCGAACTGTTGACCAGCGGCAATATTCCTTGGCATATTTCTTAATCCTATCATTCTATCATATTCCTCTCTTTTTTTTCTCTCATTCATTTCATAATAACGATCTACTGAAAAATCATAATCTTTTAAAGATTCATAAATCTCGTCCCCTTTTTCCCATATTTTTGGTACTTCTGCTTTTAACTCTCTTAATTTTTTTGGATCTTGATACCGACCTTGTATAGGTTTATAGGCTCCTGGTAATTTAGGATCATATTTTACTCTAGCCGTTCCTCCAATATCTTGAGCTTCTAAAAGTTGATCTAATTCCCATTGCTTTCCTTCTGCTTCAGTACTCAAATCCATTAACTGTCCAATTTTCATAGCATCATTAATTTCTTGTTCGCTATATCCTTGCTCTATACCAATTTCTCGAAGTCTTTTTTCTGCTTGACCAAAATGTCCTCCTAAACCTGTCCAATTATCCAAAGCTTCTTTCCAGCCTTTACCTTGAGACATATCCCATACTGAACCAAGACCTACGATTAAAAGTTCTCCACCAATCCAGCCTGCAGGGCCCATATTACTTTTAGCCCAGTTCTTAGCTTTCATTAAATGTTTTGCTATATTGCCTGATCTAAAAAGATCCGCTGCATCTTCACTTTGAGCAGCTTTTTTCATAAAACCATCTGGATTTTCTGCTGCAAAAGCTACTCCACATTTTTTACTAGCAAATCCAATTCTTCCACCAGATGATTTTTTTACTAATTGACCACTACAAATGTCTATCCCCGCAAGTTCTAAAGTTTTAGCCAACATTTTAGCTTTAGAACTGTTGATAGCTTTGTTCCATGCTTTACCCTGTTTTAAAGCTTTAACATCTGCAGCAGATTTTTCTAAAGTTCTTGTAGTTCCAGGATCAAAACTTAATCCAGTTTTCTCGTGAAACTTTTCCATTCCTGCTCTTATCTTTGAAGGAATAGTTTTATATGAACCTTTATATTGAGATTCAAAAACTTGCTTAGGACTTAAAAATTTATTTGTTTTTGAATCCCATCTTAATTGAGTTAAATTGACTTTACCTTTCGCTTTAGGATTTTCTTTATAAAATTTTTCAATAGCAGCATCGTGTTTCTTAACTAGGTTGGTTACTTTCTCAGGATTTAAAAATTTATTTGTTTTTGAATCCCATAATTTCATTATTTCATTATAACGAGTGGTTGCGGTTCTATCAAAAGCAACTTTCTTTCCTTGGTTGATTTCTTTATCTATAAATTGAACAAAGTTACTATAAGCATCAGATCCTTTTCCTACACCCCATCGTCCAGTTCTTAATGGAAAAATTTCATCAATATTTTGTCCTGTAACACCCGCTTCTTTAAAAGCCTGCGATATACTTCTAGATAAAGTTTGATAATTTACATCCTTACCTAGATACGGATTTAGTTTAAATTTAGCATACTCATAGGATGCATTCCACATATGGCCATATTTTTTACCTACGGAATCAAAAGCCATAGACTTAATTATTTTATTTCCGGTGTTTTTATTAGGAGAAATTCCTTCTAAATCTATTTCTCCTTTTAAAATTCTTCCTAGCTGCATGAATGCATATGCCTTATCACCACTTTGAAAAGCTGTTTTAAATAAATAAGATTTAGGATTAACTTTTCCACCTGTATAGTTTTTTAATTCTTTCATAAATTTTTTATCATCATATAAACTAAATATATTATCAATTGTATTAGCTTTAAAACCAACTTTACCAAACTCCTGATCTAATCCCTTAATAACCTTGTTCATTTTTTTATTAAAAGTTTTATCTATCTTAATATATCTTTCAGGGAACTTTCCTGTTCCTAAACTAACGTCAGTAGGTCTATGTGAAAGAGCTTCAAACTCCTTGTTAATATCTTTTAAAGAGAATCGTTCAATTCCAAATTCATCATTAACTATTTTAACTAACTTTTTAGCTTTTCTAATTTTTGCATTAAGAACTTTATCTTTACCTTCTTTTAAAGACGCAAGTCTAAATTGATCTGCAAAATTTTTTGCATCTCCATAAGGACTTCCATTTTCAGCTAATACTCTTGCTAATTCATTAGGAGTTATATAATTCTTTGCTATTTGTGATCTTTCAAATTTTAATATAATATCTCTTTTGTTTGTGGCATTTTTAAAATCAATCTTATTATCTTTTATCCATTGATTAAAACCTTTGTGTCTGCTTCCATAATCTGCAAACTGACTTGGCGGATATCCACCATACCCCGGCCGTGATCCGTCAGCCGTGTTTCGTACTAACTGACCACCCTGTAACCCGATCCGTCCACCTTCAGCATGTGGTTTTAAAAATGGATTAGGTTTCCAGGTTTCTAAAGTTTCGCCGGGTCTTAAAACTTCTGTTTGTTCTAAATCTGGATTGAAAGCGTCGGGGATGTCTGCTTTAGCCATCAGGGTTCGTGGTTCCTGGGCCGTGATTCGTGGTTCTTTATGCGCTGCAGCAAATGCATCGAAGGCACCTTTAGATTCACCCGGTGCTGGTCGAGACTGTATGTATCTTTCCCAAAACTTATCCATTACTCACCTAACATTCCAGCTAAACCGCCCGCGGATAACGAAACACGGCCGCCTGATGCATGTCCCTTTTTGCCTTTAGGATCAAGATTCATAAGATCTACGGTTTGTTCTAATTTTTTATGTCCTTTAGGATCAACTTCTTTCATAAATCTTGTAAATTCATCTGCAACGTTTGGATCAGAAATATTTATCGTTCCTGTTTTCTTTATACCTTCTAAAGTCTTTGTAGGTTTGGATAATCTTTTCAATTGAAGCGTTTTAGCTAGATCGCTCTGCACCACCCTTAGAACTGCTCCATAAATTTCAGATCGTGTCGCATCATCAAGATCATCAATAAGTTTACCACCAAAAGCTTTTGGATTGTTTTCAACTAAAGCTTCTGCTGCCATTTCTGCATCCATTTTATAATCCCCACTTGAAAAAATATCATCTACTGCTGCTCTGACTTTGTCCGGATCATTCCAGACTTTAAGTTTTTTTGCCGCTTCTCTTTCCTGAAATCCAGCGATTGCTCTTTTCAACTGTGTTTTAGGAGCCATTGTCTTGGATGTTTGTCCAATCTTCGTTGACTTTGGTGCAATCTTGTTGGCTAACCAAGCAAGACCTTTTAATACTTCTTTACCCCCGGCTAACGGAACACGGCCCCCGGATGCGAAATCATCAGGAATAGGTTCATCCAAAAGACGCTCAGGAGCCAGATGTCCTGATTTATTTTCTATGTATTCTAGTTGCTCCATTTGATCTTCATTAAGTTTATTAACATGTTTCTTTTTCTTTTCACTTTTTAAAAGTTTTTTAATATTTGGATTTTTACCTGTTGCATAAGTTTCTAATTTAGTTGTATCCGTCAATAGATCATCAACCTTACTTACAACATTTTCACCACTCCATTCCATATCACCGTCCCAGTTAACAATTTCTGGTTCAGATTCTACAGCAGAAAATTCTTCTTTAGTTTTAGTTGAACCTTTTTTTCCTTTAAGAGGAATTTCTTGAGACGCTCTATAATCTAATTGAATTGGTCCGTCTCCCATATTGTTAGTTCCATGATAGTCTACTCTAACATTACCAGTATCTAAATCTTGATGGACAGTCACTTCCTCAAACTCATCTAGTTTTTTAGTGTGAACAATTTCTCTTTCCTTCGTTGCAAATTTCTTAGTGACATCATCACCTTCTTTAATAACTTTATTTACAAGAGGCTTGAACCACGCTGGCATGCCTTTTGCTGATCCAATTGGAACTGAGGTTAAGTCTGCAACTTTAGAAGTCTTAGCAAGAGGTTTTGCCCATTTAAAATATTTACCGATAAGAGGAATAGTTGCAAGACCTGCCGCTAGTTTTAAAAACTGTCTACGTTTAGGACTATATCCGTCTTTAAATCCGACTCTGCCGCCTTGGTTTAGTGTAGCAGCATTTATTGCTTCATTTATTTTATCATAATATCTAGAGGGAATATCTCCGCGTATGTTTTGAAGTTGATCTAATTCTTTTTTAAATTCTTGTAATTGAGCTAAAGATAAAGGTCTTTCACTCCAGGTTGTTTCAGGATAACCACTTTCACCTCTAAACAAAAGAGGAGCAAATTGATTAAATGTAGCATCCATCGCTCCAGCTTTGTCATATAAAGAAAAATCTCTTTGATCTGGATATTCTTTCCAAGAAGTTGACCAATGTTCTGGTATATAAGTATAATATTTATCTGTAGCAGGATCGCGGCTACTATCACCATATGGTCCTATATATCCAGTTGTTCCTGGAGGATATTTATTCCAAGTATCATAAGTAGTAGGACCTGCAACATCTGCCATAGTTGGTCTTGTGGTATCTGTTGTAGATGCTTGTGTCATTATACCAGTGTCTCCTGTACCAGTAGGTGACATACTAGTTTGATTTAACATATCTAATGCAGCATCAGATTTTTGTATACCTTCAAGTTTATTTTTAGCTGCCTGTTGTGCAGCTGGGCCTAAAATACTTGGTTGGTTTACAAACTTATCTACTAAATTTTGTTGTGAAGTATCTCCAAACCTAGCTGCATAATTAGCTGCTCTTTGAGTTGCTTGCGCTGCAACATTCTGTGCATAACTTTGTTGCATTCTTGGATCAACCATTGCACCTGTTTGATAACGCGCTCGTCCACCGTCCTCGTATGTTGGTTCACCGAGCATGCCTGCGATACCGCCGCCTGCTTTTGGTTCAACTGGTTTTATATTTTGATCTATACTTTTTAAAATTTTAGCTGCATCTTTTTCATCTAAACTATGATATATTCCTTTTCTATTGATAATGTCTTTTGCAATTTTTAATTGTTCGCCTTTATTTGCATTTTGTACTTTAGCTAAAGTATCACTTACAAATCTATAATATACTCGATCGGCATTTGCCATGAAATCAGCAACAAATTTGTCTTCATCAATAGTTTTAATAGTTTGAGCTTTTTTATCAATGCTTGTTATACCGGCACTTTCTCCTTCCGTAGGTCTTGGTTTTCTCCAATCTGTAATTTTATCTTTTGGGAATTCAATAACTTTGCCTTTTCCTGATTGTTGAGCAGCTTTAAATTTAAGCTGTAACATTTCTATGGCATTTGGCATTCTGCCTTTACTTTTTTTAAATGCTTCAATTAATATTTTTAACATTAATAATAAATCCGTTTTCTAGGCGCTGATTTTTCGTCCTTATAGTCTTCCGGGTGTTTTATTAAACCGCCCTGTCGAAAACGCATCACGGCCATAGTCATAGAATCGACTAAGTCGTCATGATCACCGTGTGGAAATGCTGCACATTCTTCAATCACCTCTTCTGCGAATTTTTGATCTGGCGCCCATATCATACCAGATTCGAAAAGCGGTGCACACGTATTTACTCTAACGTGCTTATCATTTCCTTTGCTTGGTGTAAAGGTGGAAACTGGAATATCCATTTGACGAAGTTCATATGTTAAAGGAAGGCCCGAGGCTTTCGCTTCAACGATTACAGACTCCGGATTCCAATATTTAAACTGCTCTAGAGCCTTTCTCCGTAGTTCAGGAAACTCGTATCGGCCTTTTACAGCATCAAGTAGAATAAGATTGGCCCCTGAATCTTGGTCCGGGAAAAATATGCCCCAGGTCGTAATTGCAGAAAAGTCAGCGGTTTCTTTTTTCATAAATGCCGTATCATAGCTCTGAATTACATGTTGTAGAGGTGGAATTCTATCATCTGTCCATTTACGCCACCATTCACGTTTTATAATCGCTCCTTCTTCAGAAGTAGGTCTTTGCATCCACTGTGCATTCCATTTTCCAACTGGAAGTGTTGCTTTAACCTTTTCAAGCTCATCTAACTTCCAATATTCTGGCCAAACGGGTTCTAACTCTGATCCGTGGTCCAAGATTGCCGGAAATTCGACCACTTCCCACTGATCTGCCTTTGCTTCCTTTTGATGAGCAATTAATTGACCCGTTAAATCTTTCGTTGACCATCTTGTCATAACGCAAACGATTTTTCCGCCTGGTTGAAGTCTTTGACGTGGTCCTGAGGTGTACCATTCATAAGCATTTTCCATTGCACCCGCAGATAACGCGTCTTGCTCAGAATGGGGATCGTCAATGATTAATAAGTCAGCGCCACGACCAGTGATTGCTCCACCAACACCCGCTGCAAAGTATTCACCACCCTGAGCAGTTTCCCACCTTCCTGCAGCTTTCGAATCTTCTTGTAATGTTGTTTTAAAAATTTTTGCATAGTCTTCCGAATCAATTAAGTGCTTAGCCTTACGACCAAAACGAATGGCGAGTTCACCAGTGTGCGTTGCTTGAATGATTTTGAGTTTTGGATTACGGCCCACCATCCACGATGGTAACAAATAAGATGCAAATTCTGATTTTGTATGTCTTGGAGGCATGTTCACGATTAAACGTGAAATTTTTCCTTCTGCCAGATCATTAAATTTTTTTGCAATGTGCCGATGATGCGCGCCTTCAATGAACTCGGGCCAAACGCACTTAACAAAACTTAAAAAATCATTTTTTGCTTTATTTTGTATCTTTCTTTCTGCATGCATTACCTGAAGTTGTTTAAATTGCTTTCTAACGTCTGCAGGTAGTTTACTAACGTCTACTTGGTTTAAATTCATTTTTTTAAAATTTTTTTAGCATCACTTTAGATGTTTAAAACGTTTTTAACAGCATTAACTCTCCAAATCAAGCAATACAACCGTAAGTTGTGGGACCCCTTTTATATAAAAGGGGGTAAGGGGGTCTTAATCTAATCTAGTTTGAAATTGAGGTTGGTACCTCTATTGAATATGACGAGCGCGTTAGCGCTCGTCACTTGGTTGATGACTCAGTCTAACAGAACCATATATTCTTTAGCGAAGTATTGTCTAAACCAATCTAATCCTTTACGAACATCATTCCATAATGGAGATGTGCCGTCTCCATGTAATTGATCTGTTTTAGACGCAATCTGTTGACTACCCATGATTACATCATAAATGGCAACTGCAAATCTTGGCATTGCTATTGATTGACCACTAAATGGATTTGTAACTGTTTCCATTCTTAATGGCTCATCACTAAAATCACATTGGTTAAATGGTTTTGGTATCTTGATTGTTTTGTTATTGTATTTAATTGTATTTGTTTTCATAATAGTTATCCTACATTATCCATTGTCATTGTCAACACTATTAATTGTAGTTCTTGTTGCTTGATATGGTACTCGTTGATAATCTCCATTGCTATTATACTTATATCTATGACTCTCGTACTTTTCTTTCTCAATCTTGATCGGAGTTTCAAGAGCCTTGCGCCTTGGTGCAATCTTAACTATTTCTTCTAAATGTGTATTAATAAAGCCATACAAACAATTTTGATTACAGAAATATTTAAATGCGTGATCTCGATTCCATTTTGTTTCTTTTATTTTAATAGTTCTTAAAACTTTATTTGTTCCGGAGCCGCGCACTCTTGATTGTGTTGTATAAGTATGGCAACTTGGACCATGGCACCAGTTATGATCACTCATATTGCACCAACCAAGTTCAAAAAGATAAACACAATTAAACAAAAGGCAAAATTATAAAAAGCTGTTTCCCAACTCATGCTTGGCACTCCTCTCTAAATTCTTCACGATCTTTTCTTAAAGCAAAGTATTTTATGTTCTCATGTCTAAACGAATGATTTACTCTATCCAATAGAGTTTGTAATCGGATTTTTTTTCTTCTATTAAGTTCCGTATCAAAAATCCAAATCCATGTATCAACTTTATCTGTCATGCTTTCCTCACGCTGTAATTAACTGCTGTTCTTGGGTGTTCACTATCAATATCCCAAAAGTTATAACAAGGATTTCCTTTTAAGTCTGTCCATTGTCTTGAAACAAATGTTTTAAATTGTCCACTCCATTTGTCCTCGTATTCGTGTTCATCAACTCCTCTACAAGTTGCGAATTTACCTCTTGATTTCATAAACCAAGAAAAGTATTTTATTTGTTTTGTCATCTGTATTTCTCTCTTTCTGTATTTAAGGTTATCCTATCATAAATAGGATAACCTCGTCAAGTGTTAATTTACACTTTCAGCTTGTTGTTTTTCGTATAACAATCTCTCCTTTATTTTATCTGCTCTTGATACATGTTTATTCTTCATGCCTTTTATTCTTTCAGCAAGATTTTTAGGATTGTAAATAACTAGACCTGTACTATTAGTTCTAATTATTTCAGCATCAGTAATTGGGCAACCTAATTCATTTGCCAACTCAATCATTTCATCAAGATATTTATATCCTTTTAAACCCATTTTGATTTCTTTCATTTGGTCTAAAACAGATTTAATCCACTTATGATGTGCCATGATGAATTTACCTTTAGCTTGTTTCCAACTTTCTAATTGCATGAACTCTTGTTCACTACAAGCGATAGAACGATCTCTACAATATTCTCTACCAATTAAATCTAATTGATATCTTTCGTTCCATTGTTTGCCATATCCAGCGTCTTCATCATCTGCTCTAAGATATTTATTGTTTGCATCAACAAATTTAGTCAAGTGGGGATTTCTGTCTTTACCCTCTTGTTCTATATTTATATCTGCGTTGCAACCCTCTTGAGCATTTATTTCATCACGATATAAAGCATATCCATAGTTATCATCACTTGAATAACTATCGCTTTCTCCCTCAACACTACCCTTTAAACGAAAGTCAAAATGTTTTTCAATATTCTTTTCTTTCATAATTGGTTTGTTGTCGTAGTCTCTATCTTCAACCATGCCCATATAATGAAAATGAAAACAACTATCCTTTTGAACTGTATTTACATTCTCAAACTTGTTTTGAAGATAATATGCTTTCTCAACATCACTCGGAGTATAATGTCTCCGAACTATCTTTTCAGCTAAAGACCATGCCTTATCATTTAGATCAATTTGATCTGCTTTCTGATTGTCGTAGTCTTCTTTCTCTTGTGTCTTTTCTTGTTCCAAGTGTACTCGCATAATATTTGCGCCTTTATTTCTGTACTCTTGATTTAGTCTTATTCTGCTCATTTTTTCCTTTCTGTTATTTGTTTGCATAAAAAGAAAATTATCACTTGACAATTCCTTTGTCAAGCATTATGTTGGATATATTAAATTAATCTTATAACTAGGCATTAATTTAATGGGACAACTCCTAGTTGTAGCACGTCACACCGTATTTATACCGTCTTCGTGTTATGAATTAGGACTGATCCCTGATCCATCGGGTAGTAAGTTCAGCTATTGCTTAAGAACTGGGATGATGGATCTGGGATCAGATGTTGTAGCTGTGGGAATTGACCCACTATAGTTCAGGTCGCGATCCATATCTGGATGGCCCGGTAAGGTTGCAAACTGGAAGGCCCGCCTGCACAGGACAACAACTGATCCCTGATCACAGGTTGGTTGACTGAAATCGCGTCCCCTGTGATCTGGGATCAGGAATAATGAGAAAAATCAGCGCTCTGCGGTGCACCTATACATTGCGCCAGGTTTTGCTCATACGTGTTCTTAAGTAAGCACGTATGGGTTAATATGAAATTTAAAAAAAGCCTCAAGCTTCAAGCTCCAAGCTTCAAGCTTGACAATGGTTCAGGGATCATGTAGGATGAATTTAGAAAGGATACATATGAACAATAAAGAAAAACAATACCAAGCGGCACTGAATGCAACATTCAATCCTGCAGGTTATTTAATTAATAACATGACACCTGCTAAAATTGAGGCACGTATACTTACAGCTGTAGAGATTGCCATCGGAGATGGTGGCTTCAGAGCTAAGGAGATCCTGGAGAACTGGCAACAACTCATGGAGATGGACGATACAAAATATAAAAAACAACAAAAGTTTTATGGTTAAAAGAATTAAGCATAACGACTTAACACACTATTTCCTGCGGCCGAATGAAGAGCTGCCGCGGGAGTACGTGCGCAAGTGCGAGAAGTTTTTACATTCTCTTAGAAATACATTAATCAAAAAAAAGGACGCCGCGGCCTTATTCAAGCTGCAAGCCGCAAGCTCCAAGCTCCAAGCCCAAAGCTCCAAGCGCCACGAAAAGGACACAATTATAAATTAAAAAGAAATTAGAAAGTATGAAAGTTAAAGAAGCACAAAAAATTACAGGCACCATGACCCGCACAACCAAAATGCCTGGCCTCAGTTACAGCCTGCCAGCATGGGAATGCCAGACTGGCGCCAAGCTCAGGAAGGTCCCAGGCACACCGTGTTACGGCTGCTATGCATTAAAAGGAAATTATATAAGATATCCAGCTATTAAAAAAGCTCAGTACTACAGACTGGCAAGCCTGGTCCATGATTCATGGGTCGCGGCAATGGTTGCTCAAGTGAAGCGCCAGAAATGGTTCAGATGGCACGACGCCGGAGATGTACAGAGCCCAGAGCACATGAGCAAAATTTTAGAAGTTTGCAGGTTAACGCCGGGCACCAATCACTGGTTGCCAACTCAAGAGCGGAAATATTTACCGGATCCCGCAGCTGTACCAGCTAACCTGGTGATCAGGTTGTCTGGTTCAAAGGTCGACGGACCACCGCCAACGGCCTGGACACACACGTCGAGCGTGGTGACATCTGGCGCCAGCTGCCCAGCCCCGAACCAGGGCGGCAAGTGTAAAGAATGCAGAGCCTGCTGGACAAAATCTATTTCTAATGTAAGTTATGGCAAACACTAAACAAAAAGAAATCTTGAAAAAAATTAGAGCCCTACCGCTGCGCAAGTACGGAAGCGCCAAGCATAAAAAATTAATAAAAGAATATATTAATCATGACACACGTATTTAGAAGTCCTTCCTGGTGGAGGAAGTTCAAAGCCTCAAGCTCCAAGCCTCAAGCAGATTCAAGCTCCAAGCGACAAGCTTCAAGCCCCAAGCAGGAAGCTTCAAGCTCCAAGCCGCAAGCGACAAGCTCCATGATTCGTGATCCACGGAACATTTGAAAACGATTCACGGCTCGGGGACCGAGGGCCTGGACCAAGATATAGGTGTTGTTAGGATGTGTCACATGCCATGCAATTTGGTGTGGAGAAAATCGGATTTTTCTACCCTTGGTTACTTTCAGTTCAACTGTAAAAAACCTGCCAGAATTATTATAGCCCAATAGATCAGGCATACCAGGAAGACTAAGGTTTTCAATCCTATTCCAGATAATTCGCGGCGTAAATGCTTTAAGTTTTTTGTATAATTTCTGTTCAGCACCCACTAGTTTTTAGGGGTAACTTTGTCTTTCTCTTTTTCTTTATCTTTGCCGTTAGCTTTTGGCTTTAAAGACACTAACATAGCAACCAAAGTGAATACTTCAGCATATGGTCTCTTCGACAAGTACTCCAACAATTGTTTTCTCTGTTCAATAGATATTTCCATTTTACTCCTTCCTAATACGGTTTAATTAATTTATCATCTAGGTGTAATTTCTTTTCTGTCTGAGTTTTTAAAACTAATCGCAAACCGGGCTGACCAATTATCATGTGCTCCTGCACTTCCATTCTGGTAATATCTTCTAAGAAACCATCCTTCTCAACAAAAATTCGGGCATGACTAATAGCATTGCCTTTAAGTTTGTCCGTAAAAGTTCCTAAGAACTGTTGTAAATCTTTAACTAACACTGCCTGCTCCTTTAGTACGCACACTTAAATACTCTGACATCTGTACTTTTAAATCTTTAACTTCTTTCTCTAATCTCTTTCTATCAGTTATTTCAGCACCCAATATACTTCTGTGTTGTTCACTTATTAATAACATATCTCTAATACGCATACGCAATTCCTGTATGAGTTTATCTTTTTCTTCAATTTGTTTTGTTAAATCTAATTCTCCTCTATCTTCCTTCATAGCTGCCATAATACACTTTCCCTCTGTCATTTCCTTATTATATGTTTTCTTAATGCTCTAACCAATCTTTCAATATTATCTATAATATCAATTAGAGTTTGACTTTTAATAAAATGCTCCTCAGCTTTCAATTCATCGTATTCTTTAAGAGGAATAGTAACTGTTCTTCTAGATGAAACTTCATCTTCAAAACTAGCATCTAATGCTCTTTCTCCATTTTGTGGATCATCTTTCATATTGACAATATAGGATAGTTACCTTAAATTGTCAATATGGGACTTCCAAAAAGATTAACAGAAATGCAGAAGAGATTCGCTGAATACATAGTATTCAATGAAGGTAGAACCACAGGTGCAGATGCAGCTATCGCTGCTGGCTATAGTGAGAAAAGAGCTAGAGTAGAAGCATCAGAATTACAGAATCCAAGACTATCACCACTGGTGGTACAATATATAGGCGCATTACGAGAAGAAAAGCTGAAAAAATATGAAGTCACCTACGATAAACACATAGCAGAACTTGGTAAGATTAGAGAGGCGGCTTTGAATAAGGGGGCTTTTTCCGCTGCGACCAACGCAGAAAAGAATCGTGGCATGGCTGCAGGATTATATATAGACAGAAAGATAATAAAAACAGGCAAACTAGAGGACCTATCAGAGGAAGAACTAGAATTAAAAATGAAAAAAATATTAGATGATTACGCACCAATTCTGAACGCGAAGCAGGTTGACGCTCTTCCATTAGAAATTACCGAGGAATTAAAGTCAAAAGACAAAAACAAGAAAGTATAAAAATTGTCCACAACAAATAATATGTAAGCGGACCCATTAATTTATCTTTTTTTCTTCTTAGTTTTTTTCTTCTTCTTTTTAACTATTTTCTTTTTCTTTTTCTTCTTAGCCATATTAATTTATCTTAACTATTTTCTTGACACATGCAAGAGGAATCATGGTTCTATCACCAAACGCAAGACTACCATCATCTTCTTTATCATAAGAAGCAAACAACTTAATTGCATATCTGTCTCTATTGTATAACCATCCTTCATTAACTGGCGCAGCAAGTTTCATCTTATTAAATGCTTTTTCATCAGCCCAACCGCTATCACTCAAAATATCAATCCACTCCACCCTGACCTTTGAATAAGGGATATCGTCTTTGACGCTTTGGTTTAAGCTTAATTTTCTTTTTGTTTTTCGTGGCATAGTAATACTTCGAGTTGTGCTTCTCATTGAACTTATCCCAAAACTCCTTTTCTGTCATCATGTTAATTATCATGTCCCATATCATTTCTGTATATGTATGTAAAAAAAATCAGTTTTTCTCTGAAACTGATTTGAAGACGGGCCAGATAGGACTATTGTATACATATGTCGCAGTCTAGCAAAATGTGACATTATTTTCTGTCACCTGACACTTTTTATTTGGACCAAATGGCACACATTATTCATATATACCAACACTTCTAAGCCATTTGTACAAAATGACACTTTTTCTATAGTAGTTTTTTTTTTTATTTTTATTTTTTTTCAGCTGCATATACAGAATCTGTCACTTGTCTCATTTTGAACACATTTGCTTTATTTCAGACACTATTCTGCCTTATTTCGGACATAATTGTCAGGGGTTTCGGACTTGTAAAGTGAGTCTCCGAAGCGTCCTTTCCAGCCCCATGATCCGTGGTGCGTGGTCCATGAGT